GCCGGTTAAACCTTAATAGGAGAATAATCATGGCAACTAAGAAGAAGACCAAGACCAGCAAGCCTGCGACCAAGGAAGAGAAAGTTATGAAAGAGTTCAAAGAAGGTACTCTTCATAGCGGCAAGGGTGGCCCTGTGGTGACTGACCGTAAGCAGGCTATCGCTATTGCTCTCTCTGAGGCAGGTAAGTCTAAGAAGAAGAAGAAAAAGTAATACTTAGAATTGTGTACTTGACAGGATTACAAAAATCTGGTATACTATTGGTATAAAGTAATAAGGAATTATAAGGATGGCTACAACCTATCTACAACTTGTTAACAACGTCCTTGTACGTTTACGTGAAAATGAAGTATCGTCGGTAAGTGATACCCCTTATAGTTCCTTAATTGGTGTCTTTGTCAACGATGCTAAGAGGGAAGTGGAGAATGCTACCATGTGGCAGGCTCTTAACCAGACCATCGTTGTCAATACCGTGGCAGGTACTCGTAACTACAGCATCACAGGCTCTGGTCAACGATTCCGTACTCATCAGGTCTTGAACGACACTCAGGACATTGAAGTCGTACAAGCCCCTGCTAACTGGATTGATCGACAGTATTACTTAGGAAGTATTCAAGATGCTGCTCCTTGCTACTATAACTATAATGGAGTTGACTCTTCAGGAGACACTCAAGTTGATGTCTGGCCTCGCCCTGATGGAGTATATCAGTTACGCTTCGACCTGAATATTCCTCAGGCTGATCTGTCTAGCAACAGCGACATCATCAAGACTCCTCCTCACCTGATCCAGCTTCTTGCTTACGCTAAAGCCATCGGTGAGCGTGGTGAGGATGGCGGTACAACCTTCAACGAAATCTATCAACAGTATCGTCTTGCATTGGCCGATGAGATCGCTATTGAGCGTAATCGTTACAATGAAGATGTGGTCTGGGAAAGTGTCTAATAATGGTTGCTAAGCTATTAACAACATCTATCTCTGCTCCGGGGTTTATGGGATTGAACACACAGGACAGTTCTGTGACCCTTGAGAATGGATTTGCTACTGTAGCTAACAACTGTGTAATTGATAAGTTTGGTCGTATTGGTGCTCGTAAAGGATGGACTCCTGCACACTCTACCAATGCTGCTCTGAGTACAGCTAATGTGAAGTCTATCTGGGAGTTAATCGACACAGAAGGCACCTCTCACATCATTGCTGCAGGTAACAACAAACTGTTTAAGTTATCTGGTTCTACACTTACTGAGCTTACCTACGGAGGCCCTAGCACGGCCCCGACAATCACAGATAGCAACTGGCAAATGGCACCCTTAAATGGATGCCTCTACATGTATCAGATGGGTCACGATCCTCTGGTATATGATCCTGCTGCAAGCCCTACAACGTATAAGCGTATCTCTGAGAAGTCAGGGTACTTAGGCACTGTAGCCAATAACAACTGTGTTATCAGCGCCTATGGTCGTACATGGTCAGCCACTAGCAGCACAGTCAAGAGCACTATTCAGTTCTCTGACCTCTTAGCTGGTCATGTCCTGAACACAGGTACTTCAGGTACTCTGGATGTCTCTCAGATCTGGCCTGACGGTGCAGATGAGATTGTAGCCTTAGCTGCTCACAACGGATTCCTCTTAGTCTTTGGACGTAGACAGATTCTGATTTACTCTGGCGCTACAGACCCTAACAACTTAAAACTTAACGATGCTATTACAGGCATTGGCTGCTTAGCCCGTGACTCTGTAGTTGTTACAGGTGGCGATGTACTCTTCCTGTCTGACTCTGGTGTACGTTCTCTGATGCGTACCATTCAAGAGAAGTCTGCTCCTATGCGAGACATCAGTGCCAATGTGCGTGATGATCTGGTTGCAGAAGCTATCTTGGAAGATCCCGATGAAGTCAAGGCTGTGTACTCTGACAAGGAAGCCTTCTATCTGTTGTCTTTCCCTGCTCGTCAGATTGTGTACTGTTTTGATATGCGCACTACGCTCCAGAATGGTGCTAATCGTGTTACTACGTGGGATGGCTTAGTTCCTACAGCTTTCTGCTACACACGTTCTAAGTCCTTATACATGGGTAAGGCAGGCTATGTGGCTTTGTATGACACTTACAAAGACAATACAGACACATACCGTATGCGTTATTACACTAACTACTTTGATTTTGGTCAAGCTACTGTGACTAAGATCATGAAGAAGGTAGGCGTTACAGTTGTCGGCGGTGGCGGCTATGGTGTTGTGTTGAAGTTCGGCTTTGACTACAGCGACATCTTGAACAGCCGACAGTTCGCATTGTCTAATGCAACCATTGCAGAATACAACATCGCTGAGTATGCTCTGGCAGAATATGGCGGTACTGTGTTCGACAATAAGATTATTAATATTGGTGGTACAGGTAAGGTTATTCAGTTGGGTTTTGAGACTGATATTAACGCTAAACCTCTGTCTATCCAGAAACTTGATGTATACGTTAAAACAGGAAAGATTCGATGAGTAACTATACCAAATCTACCAACTTTGCAGTCAAGGATGGCTTGGTAACAGGCAACCCTGCAAAGATCATCAAAGGCACAGAGATTGATACAGAATTCACTAACATTGCTTCTGCTATCTCCTCTAAAGCTGATGCTAACAACACTGCCATGACAGGTAATGCCACAGCAGTTAACTTGACAGTTTCTGGAACCTTTACCGCTACCGTTGACGGAGGTACATACTAATGGCTATTGATTGGACTAACCTCCTTAGCGGTGGTTTAAATGCCTTAGGCACAGCCTACACAGCTAACCAAGCCACCAATGCAGCTAACACTGCTGCTCAAATGTCTCAGTTCCGTCCTGTGGGTGTTACTACTCGCTTCGGCAAGTCAGGTTTCACTTACGATCCTACCACAGGTCAACTGACAGGCGCTGGCTACCAAGTTGCCCCTGATGTGGCTGCTATGCGTGAAGGCTTGCTTGGTTTGGCTGGTGGTCAGCTTTCCCAGGCTCAGCAAGCTCAGGGCTTTCAACCTGCCATTACAGAAGCTGGCAAAGGCCTGTTTAACTTAGGTCAAGGCTATCTGGCTCAGACTCCTCAAGAGGCTGCTCAGCAGTGGATGTCTAAGCAGCAACAGCTTCTTGCTCCTGGCCGTGAACAGCAACTGGCTCAACTGCAGAATCAACAGTTCCAGCAAGGCCGTACAGGCTTAGCCACAGGTGCTACCTCTGCAGGCTATACTGCTGATGGTCAAGGTTTGATGGCTACTAACCCTCAGATGGCTGCATACTACAATGCCCTGGCTCAGCAAGATGCTCAGTTGGCTGCTAATGCTATGCAGGCTGGTCAAGCACAGACTCAGTTCGGTCAGGGCTTACTGACTGGCGGTATTGATCTGGCTAAAGCTGGTTATGGTCTTCAGACTTCTGCTCTGCAACCGTTTACTGCTTATCAGACACAAGCTCAGAATCTGGAAGATGCTGCTCTGAAGGCACTGTCTACTGGTGCTTCGCTAGGCTCTTCTACGGCTCAGGCAGGTGCTCAGGCAGCTAATCAGTACATGCAAGGTCAGCAAGCTCAACAGGCTGCTCTGCAAGGCGCTGTGTCGGGTCTGTCTGATCCTATCGCACAACTTATCAAAGGTCTTCTCTAAGGAGTATTCATGGCTGATTTAGGTTTATTTACTGCTCCTGAAGATATTCAACGTGCTCGTCTGATGCAACAAGCTCAGATGACCCCTAACCAGCGTCTGTACATGATGGGCGCTCAAGCGGGTCAACAGCTTGGACAGGGCGTAGGGAGTTTATTTGGTGTTGATGTTCAAGACCCTGCTGTTGCTCGTGCTACTAAGCTTCGTGAGTTGGGCGCTAAATATGGAACCACTACTGCTGAAGCTTTAGACAAGATTGCTGCTGATCTTCAAGCTACTGATCCTCAGATGGCTATGCAAGTGGCTGAGAAGGCTAACCAGCTTCGCGCAGCAACTTCTAAAGTAAAGCTTGAAGAAGCCCGTACTAAGTCACTGACTTCTGGTGCTGGTCGTCTGAACCCTCAGAACTACACTGCTGAATCTTGGGCTAAGTATTCTGAGTCTGGTGACTTGAATGACCTGAGAGACAAACCTGGACGAGGCGGAGTTACAGAGAAAAGTCCTATTGGTACGCTTTCTCCTCGTGACTTCACTCCTGAGTCTATGCAAGAATTCCTCAAGACTGTACAAGAAGGTTCTCCTGATTATTCTGTCTTGGAGCGTGTTAAGAAAGAAGCTAAGCCGGGTAAGCCTGAGAAAGAGTTACCTGCCTCGTTAGTGGCTAAAGCTGCTGATCTGGACACAAAGATTTCTTCTCTTAATAGTTCTGTGTCTAAAC